TTGAACGTCTGAGAGTGTCTTATGACATTCTGAGTGCCTCCAGACGCCTAAAAGAGTTTAAACCGTGTTTAAAAAAGTATTTGACTGGTCATATCCAGTCAAGATTACTTGCCATCCAACCTGATGAGTGGGAAGTGGCAGCTATGTTGCCTATGCAGCAGTTTAGGAAAGCTACCGTTCAAGAAGTTTGGCAAGATTCCACAAGAAAAATAAGGAAAGATTAAATGGCCTGGATAGATGATCTATTTTCAGTACCAGAAAGAATAACGAATCAAATCAATCAAGCTGTAACAGGTGCGATAGGTATTCCAAATTCCACAAAAGGAAGAATTTCTGATTTCAAATCTAGTTTTGTTAAAGACCTTGCAAGACCAAGCCGATTTGATATTCTTCTTCCAATACCTTTTGCCATGACACCATATATTTCTTCTTCTAGAAGTTTACAATATCGATGCGAAGCAACACAATTGCCAGGAAGAACTTTTGCAACTACAGAACAAAAGACTTATGGTCCAATAGAAAAACATCCATATTTAACAACATTTAATGATATAGATTTAACTATCATTGTTGACGATGATATGAATCAAAAAATATTTTTTGATGCGTGGTTAAATTATATTAACCCACAATACAATAACAATTTTAGATATCGTGATGATTATTCTTCTACATTAACAGTTAATCAGTATGATGTAACAAATCAATTATCATATTCGATCAATTTGTACAATGCATATCCAATTGCAATCAATCAAATGGATTTAAATTGGAATGACGATGGTTATCATAGACTATTGGTAACATTCTCATACACATATTGGAAAAATAATTCATTACAAGCAATTGGTATGGAACTGATAGATCAAGGCCTTGCAGACTTTTCCAGCATTTCAGACGGCCTTGGTCCAATAGCCGCTATTGGTGGTGCAGACAGAGGTTCTATGCCTATAGTAGATTCTCCAACAACTGAAGGTTGGATTGATCCAACGTTATATGAAGGTGGTTTGGATAATTCTGACTTAATGGGTGATATAGACAATTGGGATCTAATGAATCCAATCGGTGGCGATACACCAAATGAAGTTTCGTTTGAAAACCAAAACACAGAAGATAATAACTTTGGTCTGGATAATTCGGAATTGATAGGTGATATAGATAATTTTGATCTACAGTAACCAGATGGTGATTAATTTTTTAATGGAGTGAAAATAAAATGGCTTTACCTAAAATTGATGTACCAACTTATGAAGTTGAATTGCCGGTTTCTAAAAAGAAAATTAAATTTAGACCGTTTCTAGTCAAAGAACAAAAAAATTTACTGATGGCTATGGAATCATCGGATTCCATCACAGTACAGCAAGCAATTTCTGATATACTCAATAATTGTACACTAACAGACAATATCAATATTGACAAACTTCCAATTGTTGATATTGAATATTATTTTTTACAACTGAGATCAAAATCTGTTGGTGAGGTTGTTGAATCAAAATATCGATGCAACAATGTTGTTGACGATAAAGAATGTGGTAATATAATGGAACACAATCTTGATTTGACACAAATCAAAGTACAACAAGATGAATCTGTTTCTCCAGAAATTCAATTAACAGATAAATTAATGATAAAAATGAAATACCCACAGTTTGGCATAGTAAAGGACTCTTTAATGTTGGAAGATATTAATGAAGTTACCTTTAATATGATTTCACAGAGTATAGAATATGTTTATGATGGTGAACAGTTTTACTATGACCACGAAGCACAACCAGGTGAAATGTTGGAGTTTGTAGAAGGTATGAATCAAGAACAATTTACAAAGGTTGAAAAGTTCTTTAATAATCTTCCAAAATTAAAAAAAGATATAGATTTAACTTGTAGTAAATGTGGTTTTAAACATAAAATTGCAGTAGAAGGCTTAGAAAATTTTTTCGGTTAACTTTTCGTCATGACAATCTGAGAAATTATTACAAAACGAACTTTTCGTTAATGCAGCACCACAAATATAGTTTGACCGAACTTGAAAATATGTTACCATGGGAAAGAGATATTTACATAGCTCTGTTGATTTCGTTTATTGAAGAAGAAAATCAAAAAATACGAGAGAGACAGAGAAAATAGTAAATGCCTAAAGAAATTGGTGAACAAATCAAAAAGACCGTTGGCGTCTTATTAGGAGGTAGTGGCGTAAATGCCAGTACCACTAAAGTCAATTCCATTTCACCAAAAATAACTACTGCTAAAAAAGTTGATGCGATAGATCCTTCTTTGGCTGGACTATCTGCTGTTCAATTACTTGGTTCAATATATGAAGAATTAAAAAAACAAGAAACAGCAAGACGATTCGAATCGGAGTTGGATAGTCGTTTTCAAGAAGAAATAAATCTTGAAGAAGATTTAAGACATAGAGAATTAATAAAAGCTTTAACAGGTAGAAGACCAGAGAAAAAGGTACAAGATTCAAAATCAAGAGCCAGAAAAGAAGAAGTTACAGAAGTACCTAAACCAAAAGTAAAACCAAAGCCAAAAGTCACTAAAAAAGCTCCTGCAAAAGGACGTGCAGCACCAGCACCAAAAGCACCTGAAGTAAAACCGCCGGCAGCACCAGCACCAAAAGCACCTGAAGCAAAACCGCCGGCAGCACCAGCACCAAAAGCACCAGAGGTCAAACCACCGCCTGCTCCAACACCTAGAGCACCTGAGGTTAAACCTCCTGCAGCACCAGCACCAAAGCCTACAGCAAGGCCTGCACCTAAAAAAGAAGTACCTAAACCAACAGCAGAAAAGGTGCTGAAACCAACACCTAAACCTCCTGCAGGAACAGATACAGCAGTAAAGCAAATGATTCGAAAGAACGAAGGTTTTGTTCCATATCCATATAAAGATTCAAGAGGTCTTTGGACAATTGGTGCTGGTCACCTTCTTGGTAAAGATGGTAAAACATTGCCGCCAGAATATGCACAATATAAAAACAATGGTGCTGCCAATGCAAAAGGTAACAACAGAACACCAGCAATGTCACAAGAAAAACTAGAAGAATTATTTGATAAAGACTACGAAAAACATAAAGCCATTGCCATGAGAGGTCCTGGTTGGAATTTAGCCAATGATGATGGTAAAGCTGCATTAATAGATTTAGCTTTCAACATGGGTGAATGGTGGAAAAAGTTTCCAGGTGCAACCGAAGCACTCAATCAAGGAAATTTTGAACTTGGAGCCGATGAATTAAAATATAAAAACGGAAAAACTAAAAAAGAATATAGTGATTATTATAAACAAGTTGGTAATAGAGCAGAACGAACAACATCGATGTTAAGACGAGGAAAGTCAACAGAAAGTCAAATAGCTTCTACTGTGCCTCCACAACCAAATAGTGGAACAAAAATTGATAAATCATCTACTGAAAATTCACAATTACATGAAAGTTTAAATAATAAAAAACCTGCTGTTATTGTTAATGAAACAACAGAAACCAATTCAAAGATTAATAAAGTGCAAGACAAATCTATGCCACAAGACGACAGACCTGCTTGGAAGAAAAAATAAATGGACTACTACGAAGCCAGAAGAATAAGAAAACAAGGATTCACCTCACTACTAGCACGAAAACTAGCAGAAGGTGATAAAGGCATTTTTTCTTCAATAGGTGCCACATTAAGTGAAAGACAAAAAGCAAGAATGACTGGATTAAAAGAAAAATTTGATCCACTCAATATTGCAAAATTTCTTACTGGAGGATCTAAATTAGGTCCAGCCATACTTGGCAATCTGTTAGGTAGAACAAAGAGTGATATATCATATTTTACTGGTCAAAGACCAACATCAACCAAAATTAATAGATTGGAATCAGATGATAGCGGTCTAAGCGATATACTAAGTAAAATGCTCACCTATATGAAAAATGTGAATGAAGAAAACCAAAAAAATAAACAAAAAGAAAATAATTTTAAAGAAGAATTGGAATTAGAAAGATTAAAGAGACACAAAGAACTTATTGCTGCTCTAACTAATAGGCAATATGAAGGTACTGCAACTGCTGTAAAAATAGAACAACAAGGTCAATCTCTTTTTGATATGATAACCGATTTATTTGGTGTTGCTGGCGGTGCTATAACTGCATTTAAATGGCTTGGCAGATTAGGTGGATTCTTGGCCAGTCCACTTGCATTAGGTGGTTTAACTGTTGTTGGCATTGCTTATGCCATGTACAAGATGTTATCTGATCCTAGTGGTTATGATAACGATCCAGATTCAGATTTTAATAGAAGTTTAAGAGCAACACAAAGAGTTGGTGGTATTGCTGGTGTTAGAGAAATGATGGAAAAACGTGAGAAGTTACCTGAATATGAAAGAACAATGGAAGATATAAAAGACTTTCAAAGGTTAAACAATCTAGGTGAACCAGCAACTGATGCACAACTATCTGGATTTTCAAAAAGAGGAACGGAATCAGCAAAAGCGGTTGAAGATTATAAAAAGATGCGTGATCGTGGTGAAATACCTGTGGTTGACCCAGAGTTCGTTGGACGTCCGCCTTCTCAGCAGGACCGGTCTTCAATAGAATTTGGAACTACACCACCAGCAGTTGAATCTGCTCCAGCGTCAGGCCAACAATTAGAAAGATCTCAAGCAGATAATTTAAATTTGAAAGTGCAAGATAAAGTTTCTCAACAACAAGATGTAGTTAATACAAGAAGAATTGACAATGCTGTAAGTGAACAAGTTCCAACACCTAAAAATTTACCTGCTGTTCGTAATTTGGAACCGACATTTGAATCTATGATACTAGACAATACAAGAACAATATAAAAACCCACCTTTCGGTGGGTTTCTTTTTTCTACTAATTACTTCTTAGCAGGTTCTTTCTTAGCTTCTGCCTTTGGTGCATCTTTCTTAACTTCTGCTTTTGGAGCATCCTTCTTTGGCTCTTCTTTCTTAGCAGGAGCTTGTGCATAAACGGAAGTTGCGAAAAGTGCGGTTGCGAGAATTGCGATTGCTTTCATGTAAATCTCCTTAGATTATAAAAGTAAAAATAAATCCAGTTACTATCAATATTCCACACCAAGAACCCAAAGCTTTATAGTATGTTGTCAATGGCGTACCAAAATAACGATTGCCTATCATCACACACTTATGCGTTGGACTTAATAGATAAGCAGCATAATCTAATGCAAAGAACCATAAGAAGTACTCTGTACCAAAAACCTGAGCCATCAATACGGCGATTGCAACAAATTTACCACTAGAACCCATTAAGAAACTTGCTATAAAACCGATAGCACTTATTACTGCCATGCCGACAAAGGTAGATGGATCAACCAACGTATCTTTAATCATAGTGGCAAAAGCTTTATCATAGGACTTAAAATAATTTCCTAAAATAATTACTACTGCAACAATAACAAGAACATCCCACTTAATATAACCAAGTAACTTCTTGATGTTCCATTGTTGTGTCAAAAACACATAATATAATGCCAAAAATCCAAAACAAGCGATCATTAGCTTCTCATCGTAAATGTATAAACCAATTGCAGCAAACATTGGCAATACATTTCTGATGACTGAACTTATTTTAAAATTTGTAGGAGTAATTGCAACATCTTCTTCTTTGATTTGATACCAGAGATACCAACCAAGAAATACAATACTTGCAATTACAAGAGGTGCTATCATTCCGATAAAAGCAGCATATGTTATTCCAAACGCTGCAATAGGAATAAGAACTGTTTTTTCTAACGGCGACCACAGATAGTAGTGGTGTGTCGATAGATAATCAACAATTCCCATTTTTTCACGGCCTTTACCATCTTTAGGTGCAACCGTATCTAATAGACCTGCTGATACAGTAACACGACCTTCGATTGGTAAAATACCACCAATAGCACTTAGGAGAACTACAACGAATCTATTACTACGAAATGTATTTCTAATATAAGAATACGCTGGGGCAAAAAGAGAATACTCTTTTGCTAGTCCAGCAGTAATCATAATGAAAAATATCATCCATAGATACGATAGATTTTTAAATAAAAAATCCATAATATACTCCCATTACAATAAAAACCACTCTCTTTTTAGGGAGAGTGGGCTTCTATATGGTCCAACGAACCATATTCTTAAAAGTTGACAGGTTATTCTTCGTCTGCCAACTTTGCAAAGTATGCCATGTCATCATCTTCTTCAGTTACTTCAGGCATCTTTGGCTCAGACTTTGCTTTCTCCTTGATCTGTTCTACGGTTGTCTTTGGTGCAGGTGTTTCACCATTCAAACCAAGAACTTTATCTAGGCGTTTCTTCAATTCATCATACGATTTGAATTCTTTGTCTGAAAGCAATTCTTTCAATGAGAATTCAGATTTCCAGATTTTCTCCAACTCATCGTCATCATCCAATAATACAGATGAGGATTCGAATTCAGATTTATCGTAGTTCTGATATCCATCAACTTTACGAATCTTCAGTTTGAAGTTTGCACCTTTCCACATATCAAATGGATTAACTGCACTCTCATCTTCAAATTGTGGGTTCATTGCTTCAGAAATCTTATCAAAGATTTTCTTACCAAACTTAAACAGTTTTACTTTGCCTTCATTTTCAGGATGCTTTGGATCAGATACGATATAAACATTCGCAACATAATTCAGTTTACGCTTTTGCTTACGAACTACATCTTTGTTGGCTTCAATGCCAGAATTCCACAATGAAGAATTGTGTTCGCAAACAGGACATTGTTCATTCTTTGTTGTTAAACAATTATCGATTAACCATCCACCAGGACCTTGGAATCCATGTGAGAACACTTTAACCCAAGGTAATGCATCATCACCATCGGTTGCAGGTGCAGGTAGAAAACGAATAGTAGCCATGCCGTTGCCAGCTTTATCTACTTCTGGTTTCCAATAATTGTCAGATTTTTCTGCGCCTTCAGATGATTGACTGATTGCTTCAATTGCTTTGGCGAGTTTGTCGAGATTGCCAGATTGGCGTTTGAGGTTTTGAAAACTACTCATGGTATTTCCTTTCGTATTAACGGAGTATAACGGTATATAAACGGTGTATATTTCACAAAAAGATCATAATATACTTTTATATATCCAATCACAAGTACATATTGAGAATGGATATGGTAGAAGGCCAATCAGTATGTAAAATACCAATGCCTCCTGCTTCGTCCCATTGTTTGATTACACTTGGTGTGTCATCAATAATGATAGAAGTTGGTGTTGCATATTTCCATTTGTGTCTTTTGCCTGGTACAAAAAGAGGATTGAATGTGATCCCGTGAGTTTGTAACCAAACCATTTTCTGTTTGGAAATAGCATCATATCTTTCTTCATTCGCTGTTGAAGAAAGAATCTGTGTTGGTGCAGGAAACTTTCTTAGATATTCAACGCCTTGCATGGCACCAGGCATCAAATCTAATGTTGCAAAATTTCCACCTTCGATGAATTCTTGAAACAGATGATCAAATTTTTTTTGTTTCTCTGCTTCTCTTGGTTGCATACCATGTAAACTAACATATCGTTTATTAAAGTCTGCAATGACACCATCCATGTCAAGGTAAATATGTGTGATCTTAAGCATATTCTTTAATTATATCTTTTGTCAAATTTTTAAATGTGTCTGTGTCATAGTGTAGAAATGGTTTGTATCTCAAATATTTTCTTTTCAATGTTGGCCATACAATATCATCTGTAATCTTTTTACTCCAACACTTCTCAATAAAATTCATTTGATTATCTAGTATCAATACCGTTTCAATTGATACCTTGCCATGCATTACTTCTTGTAGGAGATTTGGATAACTTCCACTTTTAACACCAAAGATTGCATCATCTTTAATGCCATATTTCTCCAACAGATAT